GTAAGTACAGAAAGTGAGAATGTTGATAGAGGTACAGATTATGAAGCCGAAATCAGTAAACTTGTTAATGATAGGGATGGTCCATATTGGAATAAGTCTCATCCAGATCATGACAAAGTAGTTCAACAAGTATTTACTTTAAGAACAATGATTAATGGATAATCAAGAAATAAGATTAGAAATACTTCGTATTGTTGTAGAGAGTGGATCAGAAAATCAAAAATCTAATCCCTTGCCAATCTGCGAAGAATATTATACATGGGTTTGTAAGGCGAGTGAAAATTCGCCTAACAAAAGAAAGACAATTCGTAAGAACCTTTCTGACAACAAGGAATAGACTTGTAGTCTAAAAGACTTTAAATCCAAGAGAAGCCAATTTTTTTGAGAACTCCTCTGATTTTGTTTAATAATAACTTAACAAATAATAGGAGACAATTATGTCAACTGAAATAACAAAAGCATTTGTAGAACAATATAGTTCAAACATACAAATGTTATCACAACAAAAAGGATCACTTTTAAGAGACAAAGTGAGACTTGAGTCTGTTACAGGGAAGAATGCTTTCTTCGACCAAATTGGTTCTGTAACTGCAACTGTAAGATCAACTAGACACTCTGACACTCCACAAGCAGATACTCCTCACTCAAGAAGAAGAGTTTCACTTGTTGACTATGAGTTCGCAGATCTTGTAGACGATCTAGACAAAGTAAGAATGTTAGTAGATCCTACTTCTAGCTATGCACAAGCTGCTGCTTATGCAATGGGTAGAGCAATGGATGATGCTATCTTAACTGCAGCAATCGGTTCATCTGATACAGGTGTTGCTGGTGGTACTGCTGTTGCATTACCTAGTGGTCAAAAGATTGTTGAATCTGGAACTGCAGGTTTAACTGTTGCTAAATTAAGACAAGCAAAAGAAATCATTGATTTAGCTGATGTTGATCCTTCACTAAAAAGATACATCGTAGTATCTCCAAAACAGATCTCTGATCTATTAGGAACTACTGAAGTAACTTCAAGTGATTTCAACACAGTAAAAGCATTAGCTGCTGGAGATGTTAATACATTCCTTGGCTTTGATTTCTGTGTGTCTAACAGACTAGCAATCGCTTCAAGCAAAAGAAAATGTATCGCTTTCGTACAAGATGGTGTTGCATTAGCTGTTGGAAAAGATTCAACTGCTAGAATCGATGAAAGATCTGATAAAGGCTACGCAACTCAAGTTTACTATTCTGCTGCATTCGGTGCAACTAGAATGGAAGAAGCTAAAGTTGTAGAAGTACAGGCTCACGAAGCATAATAAATAGAATTTTAGGGGGTGGAAGCGAGAGTGGAAACCCCCTAGAGTGCATGAAACAAATAAAAGATTTAAAAACAGTATTACATTTTAAGAAAGGGGATCATATCTATAGATATGTATTGGTGGACAGATTTAAAAATGATGGTAAGTACCATTATGGTTTTGATGCTAAAGAAGAAAGAACTACAGAAGAAATCTTTGCATTAGAAAAAGATAGACAGATAAGGCGAAAGTATATTATAAAGGAGTAATATGGCATCAGTAGTAGACATTTGTAATGGAGCATTAAATCAACTTGGTGCGTCAACAATATTATCACTTACAGAAGATTCAAAAAACGCAAGACTTTGCAACGCAAGATACACACAAGTTAGAGATAGTTTATTTAGATCTCATCCTTGGAACTGTTTAGTTAAAAGAGTTGAACTTGCAAAAGATACGGAAACACCTTCATGGGGTTTTAGTTATCAGTTTACTTTACCTGCAGATTGTTTGAGAGTTCTTACAATTTTAAATTATGATTATGATTATAAAATTGAAGGAAGAAAAATTGTAGCAAACCATGGAACAGTTAAGATACAATATATTGCAAGAATTACAGATGCCAATCAATATGATGAGTTGTTAAGAGAAACAATATCTGCTGCATTAGCTGCTGACATTGCATACGCAGTTACATCATCTAATCCTGTTGCTTCTAATATGTATAATTTATTTCAAGATAAATTAAAAGAAGCTAGATTTGTAGATGCTACTGAAGGTTACAATACTAATCCAGATAATGGTCAAGCAGATGTAATGGGAGCTTCTACATTTATAAACTCAAGGTATTAACCTATGGCTAGAGTTGCTGTTCAATTAACCAATTTTACTGGTGGAGAATTATCACCAAGACTAGATGGTAGAAATGATTTAGCTAAATATCCTACAGGATGTAAAACATTAGAGAACATGATTATCTTTCCTCATGGAAGTGCGGCAAGAAGATCTGGTACACAGTTTGTTTCAGAAGTAAAAGATAGTTCTAAAGAAACAAGATTAATTCCTTTTGAGTTTTCTACATCACAAACTTATATGTTAGAGTTTGGAGATCAGTACATAAGATTTTATAAAGACAATGGTCAAATATTATCTAGTGGTTCAGCTTATGAAATATCATCACCATATTTAGAAGCAGAACTATTTGATATTAAATATGCGCAATCAGCAGATGTCATGTATGTGTGTCATCCTAATCATCCAGTAAAAAAATTATCAAGAACAGGTCATACATCATGGACACTAACAGATGTAGATTTTACTAATGGTCCATATCTAGACGACAACATTACAACAACAACACTAACTACAGATCATCATACAGTAGGAACAGGTAGAGTTTTAACATCTAGTGCAAGTTTATGGGTAACTACAGATGTTGGAAGATTAGTTAGATTTAGGGATGGTTATGGAAAAATTACAGCTTACACTTCAGCTACAGTTGTTACATGGGAAGTAATAAAAGATACAGGTTCATCAACTGCATCAACAGATTGGTCGTTAGGTGCTTTTTCAAATACTACAGGTCATGCTTCATGTGTTACTTTCTTTGAACAAAGATTAGTATTTGCAGCAACCTTATCACAACCACAAACAATATTTTTTTCAAGATCTGGTGATTATGAAAACATGGATGAGAATAGAGGCGGAACTATTGCAGACGATGATGCTATTATTTATACGATTGCATCTAACCAAGTAAACGCAATTAGATTTATGACATCAACAAGAACTTTAATTATTGGTACAGCAGGTGGTGAGTTTACAGTTAGTGGTGGTGGAACAGATGTTGCTGTTACTCCTACAAATATATTAATTAAAAAACAATCTAATAATGGTGCAGCAAATGTAGATGCTTTAGCTGTTGGTAATGCAACTATCTTTTTACAAAGAGCTAGAAGAAAAATGAGAGAACTAGCTTACAACTTTGATGTTGATGGTTATGTTGCTCCAGACTTAACTATACTTGCTGAACATATTTCAGAAGGTGGATTTAAACAACTATCATATCAACAAGAACCTAATCAAGTTATATGGGGTGTAAGAAATGATGGTCAGTTAATTGGATTAACTTATCAAAGAGAACAGCAAGTTGTTGCTTGGCATAGACATATATTTGGTGGAGCATTTGGAAGTGGTAACGCAGTTTGTGAAAGTATTGCTACAATTCCTACAGATGATTCTGAATATCAATCATGGGTAATTATCAAAAGAACTATTAATGGTGCAACAAAAAGATATGTAGAATTTATTCATCAATATGATTTTGATGAGAGTGATGATACATCTTTTAATTTTTTAGATTCACAATTATCTTATGACGGATCTGCAGTTACAACTATATCTGGTCTTGCTCATCTTGAAGGTCAAACAGTTTCAGTATTAGCAGATGGCGCAACTCATCCAGATAAAACAGTTAGCTCTGGATCAATAACTTTAGAAAGATCTGCAAGTAAAGTTAAAGTTGGATTAGGTTATGCATCATTATTACAAACAATGAGAATAGATGCTGGTGCGCAGAATGGTACATCACAATCTAAAACAAAAAGAATATATGAAATCACTGCTAGACTTTATGAAAGTATTGGTGTTGAAGTTGGACCAGATCTTAACAATATGGAAAGAATACCTTTTAGATCTTCAGCTAATGCAATGAATAGTGGTATTAATGTATTTACTGGAGATAAAGATATAGAATTTAGAGGCAACTATGAAACAGATGGTTTTATATTTGTAAGACAAACTCAACCTTTACCTTTGACGATCCTATCTTTATATCCTAAACTTCAAACAAACGATGGATAGAATATTAAATATAGTTAAATACAAAGGTGAACATGGAAGATATATTATGAACCAACAAATGAATCATTTACTAATGGATAAAGATATGGAGTTTAATGGAAACCCAGATAACCTAGAACAAAATAATTTAGCATTTACAGGTATGATTAATGGCAAACCTATCTTTGCTGCAGGTATGAAGATGCTTTGGAATGGTGTTGCAGAAGGTTGGGTACTAGCTACTAAAGATGTTTTAGATCATCCTTTGCTAGTCGCTAAAGCTATCAGAAAAGATTTTGCACGAATTGCTAAAGAAAATAATATCAATAGAGTTCAAACTGCTGTAAGAGCTAACTATACAACAGGTTTAAAATTTGCTAAATGGTTAGGATTAGAGGAAGAAGGTTTAATGAAGAAATTTGGTTTTGATGGTTCTGATCAATATATGTATGCGAGGTTATTCTAATGAGTTGGGTATCAGCAGCAGTATCAGTAGCAGCAGCAAAACAAGCATCCGCAGCAGGTAAATATAATCAAGCTGTACAAAATAGAAATGCCAAAGTTGCTGAACAAGAAGCACAAATAATAGAAGATAAAAAAAATTTAGATATAGCTAGATTTGATCAAGAGTTTATTAAACTTCAAGGTGAAACTAAAACTGCAGTATTAAAATCTGGAGCAGAACTTTCTGGTTCTGGTTTAAGAATATTAAGAAACAATGCTAAACAAGCTGAATTAGAAAAGGGTATAATTGAATATAATGCAAAAATAGGTAAAGCAAGAGCTTTTGAACAAGCTAACTTTGCAAGAATGCAAGGTGTTGTAGCAAGAAATGAAGCTAGAGCTGCAGAGCTTGGTTACTATTCACAAGCTGGTCAAAGTCTTTTATCAAGTTATGGGGGTGGTAGTTAATGCCAAAGATTCCTACATTCACATCTAGAAGAGAAATGACAACTGAAGCTCCATCGGTTAGATCTAATATTAGAATATCTCCTACAGCTACAACTGCCTCTGCTTTGCTTCCTGCAGCTAAAGCTATTGACGATTATTATATTAAACAAAGAGATAATACTGAAAAGTTAGAAGCAAGAAAAAAATATTATGAAATGAAATCTGAATCAGACAAAGTTATGGAAAAATATAAAAATAATTCAGATGAGTTTTCTTCTGTAAATGGAT